CAACAGGGGCTTTGCGTGTGCGTTGTATTCTAAATGTGGACATATTATTCTCCAATTGATTAAGTTTTAATTAATACCCAGACCCTTCACAGGGTTTCGCCTGAGTCTCACAGGCTCATCAGTGGGCTATGCTACCTCCTGACCGTCTAACAGTACAACACCTTTGCGAGTGCATACGTCAGCACCTAAGGCACGTAGACGGCTCATTGTGGTTCGTGTGGGCCAGTCTTTTAGGGTTTCTGTGTCTACCTGTACATCGTCACCAAAGCGCCACACTCGCGCAATATGGTGCCCATGTAGGAATACCTCAGACATACCGTTATTGTGAGACGTTACCATAGTGTTACCGTTGCTCCAGTTGTCACCGTTGGCAATGGCCCTGTTCATCTGTAATTCTATCTTTCTCATGTTGTGTTGCTCCTATGTAGTTAATTGATGTGCCTATGGTATCAACTCAGTTGGACAATGCAAGCACTGAATGTTGTCTATATAACGCATCATAAGTAAGACTTATAATAGTCTGTAGGTCTTCCAATCGTTGCCAATCTGTGATAGGGACATGAGCCGCCATAGGCTATCATAGGCAACTATAGGCTCCCACTACTCCCCTCACACTTGCAAATAGTATGCCAATGCCCCCAATGGCATGCTTCTTGCTAGACATGCAAGGACTATGCCAACCTTAGGGGCCATGCAAGATCCGTGCCAACTTTAGGCATGCAAGAAGTGTGCCAATAGAACCAAAGGTGCCCGTGTTTTCAGGGGCGGGGAGGGGGCTGGCCTCTGGCTATAATTAGTAGTACCCCAATAGACACAAAAAAGTAGCATTTTGGGTACTTAAAGTGAATAATTAATGATTTATTCAATGAATCATCTAGTTGAAATCAATAGATTTTACCAATGGCAGCCAATAAAAGTAAAAGGTGGGCCAATGGAAGACATGATAAGACAATATTTTAGCTAAAAGTAGCCTAAAGGGGTTGACTTTTAGTAAAAAATATGCTATAATATACAGGTAAACTAAAGCAGATTAAGAATAAGACTTTAAAGAAATAAAATAAAGAAATATCCTAACGCTGCCTTAGGTATCCTTAAGTATCTTATACAAGTACCGCAGGTGCGGTTAAAGGCAATACTTATGTCCGAAGGTAATTTACCTAAAAAAAGAGGTAGACCTAAGAAGTCCGAAGTTATGTCCAATAAGAAGGGACATAGGAATGCAGTAGGTAGACCCAAAGGTGACGCAGCTATCATTAATGAGTACAAAGCTCGTATGTTAGCATCCCCTAAGTCACAGAAAGTCTTAGACAGTATTATGAATGCTGCCTTAGACGACGATCACAAACATCAAGCAGCAGCTTGGAAGCTAATGATGGATAGAATGTTACCCATAAGCTATTTTGAAAAGGATAAGCTTAATGGGGGTAGGTCTTCCATATCAATCAACATCACAGGCGTAGGCACTGAAACAACCATCACCGACAATCCTAACATAGTAGAAGGGGAATACACAGAACATGAGTAATGAATTTAAATATTTTACTTATGAGGAGTTTAACTGTCAGGAGACAGGTAACAATGCTATGTCCATAGCTTTTATACATCGTTTGGATGAGCTTAGAGAGAAGTGTGGTTTCCCCTTCACAATCACCAGTGGCTATAGAGACAGAACCCACAGTGTTGAAGCTAAGAAAAAGAAAGTAGGTCAGCATGTCTTAGGTATAGCTGCGGACATTGCTGTGGCAGACGGTAATCAGAAGTATGTAATTATAAAAAATGCAATGGAAATGGGCTTTGGGGGCATAGGTGTTGCCAATACGTTTATACACGTAGATGATCGTAAGTCCGTACCCGTTGTTTGGTCTTATTAGTGTCTGAACTTAACATATCGCTGCTACCATGGCAACAGCAAGTCTGGGAAGACCCTACACGCTTTAAGATAGTAGCAGCAGGTAGACGTACAGGTAAGTCTCGTTTAGCGGCATGGTTGTTAATTGTTAATGCTTTACAGACTAACAGAGGGACTGTCTTCTATGTGGCCCCAACTCAGGGCCAAGCCAGAGACATTATGTGGGAAACTTTAATGGACTTGGGGCATCCCGTAATAGCCACCAGTCACATTAATAATTTACAAATAAAGTTAGTCAACGGGGCTACAATAAGCCTCAAAGGTGGAGATAGACCGGAGACAATGCGGGGTGTCTCCCTAAAGTTTTTAGTCTTGGATGAATACGCAGACATTAAACCTGACGTATGGGAACAAATCTTAAGACCTGCTCTGGCTGACCAAAAGGGTCATGCCTTGTTCATAGGTACGCCTATGGGACGTAATCACTTTTATGATCTGTACAAATATGCAGATCTAAGTGATGATGTGTCTTACAAAGCATGGCACTTTACCAGCTACGATAACCCTCTGTTGGACGATGAGGAGATAAATACAGCTAAAAAGTCAATGTCCAGTTATGCCTTTAGACAGGAGTTTATGGCCTCCTTTGAGGCTAAAGGCTCCGAGATGTTTAAGGAGGACTGGGTACAGTTTGCCGACAGTAGACCGGAATACTTTGACTGTTACATAGCTGTGGATTTGGCGGGGTTTCAGGACGTAACTAAAAAGAAGTCTAAGAATAGTCGTCTTGATAATACAGCCATTGCAGTTGTCTTTGTAAATGAAGACGGTTGGTACGTAGAGAATATTATATACGGTAGGTGGACTTTAGAGGAGACTGCTCAGAAGATCTTTCAGGCCGTTAGGGACTATAAGCCCATCAGTGTAGGTATTGAGAGAGGTATCGCTAAACAGGCGGTTATGTCTCCCTTAGTGGACATGATGAAGCGTAACGGTTTCTTTTTTAGAGTGGAAGAGTTGTCCCATGGCAACCAAAAGAAGACTGACAGAATCATGTGGGCCTTACAGGGCAGGTTTGAGAATGGTATTGTAAGTCTCAGTAAAGGAGAGTGGAACAGTCGCTTTTTGGACGAACTGTTTCAGTTTCCAGACCCACTGACTCATGACGACTTAGTGGACGCTTTAGCCTACATAGACCAGTTAGCAAAGGTTGCTTACGCTGGGGACTTTGAGCAGTACGACGAATTTGAGACTTTAGACTCCGTAGCAGGATATTAAAATATGGAAGATTACAACGAAGACAGCAAACCCCTAATGATTCAAGAAGCTCTTGAAGACTGGGTTATCACTAAATGTGATGATTGGCGGGATCACTTTGAAGCCAACTACGCACAAAAGTTTGATGAATACTACAGACTTTGGAGGGGTATCTGGGCACAGGAGGATGTAACCAGAGAGTCCGAAAGGTCTAAGATTATTAGCCCAGCCCTACAACAAGCAGTGGAGAGTTCCGTTGCAGAGATTGAAGAAGCGACATTTGGTAGAGGTAAATTCTTTGACATCAGGGATGATTCTAATGACCCTGACAAAGCTGACATTGTATATCTCCGTACTCATCTGCATCAAGACTTTGAGAAGACTAAAGTTAGGAAAGCCGTTGCGGAGTGTCTTATCAATTCCGCTGTCTTTGGTACAGGGGTCGCTGAAGTTGTTATCTCCGAAGAAAAAGAAATGAAACCAGCCACCCAGCCTATTATGGGTGGAGACTTGACTGCTGTAGGGGTAAACATTACTGACAGGACTGTGGTTAGCCTACGTCCCGTAATGCCTCAGAACTTTCTAATTGACCCCGTTGCTACAAATGTGGATGAATCTCTGGGTGTGGCTGTGGATGAGTTTGTCTCCGCACACACCGTAGAGCAGCTACAGGAGACTGGAGTCTACAAGAAGTGTCACATCGGCACAGCAGCACCGGACTTTGACATTGAGCCTGACCAAGACCTAACAACGTACTCGGACGATAAAGTACGCCTAACTAAGTATTACGGTTTAGTTCCTACTTACTTACTGCGGGACGCACAGGCTCAGTTGGCACGTTCCGAAGACAGTGATGAGGAAGAAGAAATTGTAGCGTTGGGCGAAGACGGTAGTATGCTCAACGATGAGGAAGAGAACTACTACACAGAAGCCATTGTTGTTATTGCCAACGGTGGTATTTTGTTAAAAGCGGAAGAAAATCCTTACATGATGGGC